ATAAAAATGTTGTCAGCTGAATAGTAAGAACCGGTTCCACCCCCCACAATATCTTTAGGGAACATACCAATTTCTTTATATGTGTGATTCACCACAATCATTGGAACATCTTTCATTGTGAGATGTGGTGTCACCATACGAAACAATGATTTAACCTGTTTGGCACGGGACATATCAGCAACTGATTTGCCCTCTAGTGCATCTTCAACTTCTTTCTTTGAAGCCAAATTACCGATTGAATCAATAACAATAATTAACCTATCACCTCTTTCGAGATTGGTTAACTGTTGCATGATATCAAACTTTAATTGTTCAATATCAGTAAGAGGTGTATGTAGAACTCGCTCGGTATCAATACCAAAGCTGTCAAAATAAGACTGAGGAGTGCCAAACTCAGAATCATAGAATAATAACGCTGCATCTTCATATTTGTCCAAATAAGATTTTGCCATCAATAAACTAAAGGCAGTTTTAAAATGTTTTGATGGACCGGCCCACATTGTAAGACCTGGGGTCAGACCACCATCCAAACGACCACTCAATGCCACATTAATAATTGGCACCGATGTGGGTATCATATCCTTCTGTGTGAAGAATTTTGATTTTGATAGAATAGCAGATTCTTTAATCGAACTATTCTTTTTAATTTTATCAAGTATACTCATTTCTTTTCCTTTTCACGAAACGCAAACTCATCTTCATAATCATACTTAGGTGTTAATTCTTTAGACTTCCTGTTTGGAAAACCCCTTTTACTTTTGGTGATTGGAGGTATTGATTCACCTGAGGCACCATCAATTACAATATCTTCCACAGGTTTTTCTTCAATCTCAGTAATGTTTTCTTTTTCAATTTTAATAACATTATTTGCCACTTGTTCTTGCTCTGTAAATACTGGAATATCTATTTCTGTATTTGCTTTTTTAAAGCTTTCCGTTTCTGGTGTCAAAGCAACGACAATATTATCTTTAACAACTGGTTTACCACTTCTCTGTTGCATTGACATATTTGCTGCTATCAATAATAACACAGCTAACGGGTCAAATACAACCATGATTAACATGATTACCAAACGAACTGCCTTATCAATGGCATTGGCATCATCTGTACCATATACCATATCACCAATATATTTGATAGGACCAACTTCTGCCACTAATTTGTTTTCTTCTTTTAATAATGGTAGTTTTCGTTTATTGATATCTGCCAATTCTCTTTGTGTTTGTTGAATTTGCCTATCAACGTTGGCTGATGCCGTTTCAGGATTACCTGCACGCTTCAGTAAATATTCTAATCGCTCATTGGCAATCTTTTCTTGTTGTTTAAGTGTTCTTATTTCTACGGAGTTGGCACCGGCTTCTAGTGTGGAATCAATATGTGCTTTGGATAAGAAACCAAAAATACCCATACTTGTAATCACCATTAATATTACTACGGCAGATGTCAAGTATGATTTTAATAAAAAGGGGCAGGTCTTCCAATTACGATACAGCCATGATGCAGTAACTAATTTACTCATCTCAAGAACCGAACCCATAAAAACGATTGGCCAAAATGCGCCAGTAAAGATTGCAGCCAAACCAATAATGGAATAATAGGCTGCAATGCCTGATAATAATAATGCTGATAATAGTGTTAATGTAATCATGAGAAAAAGTCCTCTAGTGTACTTACCTTTTCTGTCGACCAACCCATACAATCTAAAATCACTTTGATTGGTTCTAAGAAAGCTTTATCGAACTGCATATCATAATCGATATAGTCATGTAAACCTAGTTCTTTTGGTAATCGTGTGGGATATGAAATGACTGTATCTTTAAAATGATTTGGCATCTTCAAGTATGTAAACTTGACCTTTTCGCCTTCTTGAATGAGTGGATATTTTTTGGTAAGATTATTCTGATTTAAAAAGTTATTATATAAAATTGCACCTTTCACATGAATTGGTGTTCCCAATTTATATAAAGTGGCTGCATCTGAATATTTATTCAAACCATTAAGACCACGAGGGAAAGATATTTCTTCTGGTGGCAACTTACGGAATTCTTCTCTAAAGTTGGCAATAAAATTGTGTATATCCTGTTCGGTGCCAGACATCATTATTTTGATAGCCTGTTTCATCTTCTCACGAATAGAAGATGGTGTTGAGGACTTAATCATTTCTAAACCCATAACTTTCATGTATGGTTCTTTATACGACACACCTTCGTTATTAAAAATGTTTAGAATATATCGTTTCTTGGCTGTCCACAATCCTTTGTTAGACAATGCCTCTCGTTTCATCTCCATTTTTTGTGAATGCGCTTTGACGTAATCAGCAAGTTCCTGATAGGAAACATCAATAAAAGGTTGAATTTTATCATCACATACTTTATCCATGAATGTAATGATGCTGTTTGTATCAACAGTTCTATCACCATAGACCTTTGTAACGAGGCCTCCAAGGCGTAAATAAATCGAATCAGTATCACTCGCAATAACGTAGTCATCATTCTTTGTGTCCAACAATTTGTTCATGTAAGAGTTTAATTTATTCTCAATCCAACGAATACTTAATTGACCAGCAGTAGTAACGCCAAGGGCCATACGTAAATCATAAAAACGAAAATATTGACTACCGAGAGCACCGTAAGCAGAATTAAGGGAAACTTTTTTCGCCAATTGAATGTTGTTGTATTTGGCAATTCGTTTTTCAATTCCATATTTTTTTGATTCATCTGTTTCATTTTCATATTCCTGTTTTGCTTGAAGCATCAACTTCTTAAATTTCTTTCTATCAGTATACATTTCTTCCATCATCTTAGGCAAGAAACCTTGGATGTCAGTACGAAAGAATTGACCATTTGGTGTTAGTGTTGCATTCTTTAGTTTGGATGTATCAACTTCTTTCTTTAGAAGTTTATCAACAGAAACGCCTTGTGAAATAATCTCACGCATTTCTTCCGTGTAATTTTGTGGTTCAATCAATGTTTCTGGTGAAATATTATACTGCATCATCAAATGTGGATACAGAGAGTTCAAGTCAAATGAAGCCACCCAATCGTGTTTGCCAACTTGTGGATCTTTAACATAGGCACCTTCAAATGCCGAATCTTTATCTTTAATAACTCTTGGTGGTACGATAATGCCTTTCTCAAACAAATAGGAATATGTTAGAGAATCCCACATACGAGTTTGTGCAAACACATCTTCAAAGTTTGATTTGGTGTCATAGGCAAGAGTTACTGCCAGTTCAATCAGTTTCAACTTATCTTCAAGTTTGATAATGAGTTCAACGTCTTTAATGTTATACTCAATAAACTTCTGAAAGTTTAAACGATATAGAGAATGAAGATTATCATACTCATCATAATCCAGTTTGCCTTCACCAAGTTCTACTTGTGCAATATTATCTAAACGATATGATTCTTGTGATTTACCGCCAGGTGCGTACCATTTGTATAGTTCGATATAATCAAGTGAAGATACACCGACAAGTGTATAATCAATTAACTGCCGATTGTTTACATATGCTTTACGTTCTGTAATGTAATTCCATGGCGACAATTTCTTGGTTTCATCTTCACCTAGAATCTTACGAAAACGATTGACAAGATAGGGTATATCAAAGAACTTGGTGTTCCAGCCAGTTACGATATCTGGATATTTGTCCTTCCAGAATTCTAGAAATTTCTTACAGAGATTATATTCATCTTTGCAACGAATATAGATTTCACCTTCTTCAACCTGATATTCACCACAGCCAAATACGATTGGCTTACCATTGAGAAATTTTAAACAGATTGCTGTGATGGGTTCGTTTGCTTCGTATGGATCAGGAAAGCCATTCTCTGAACCGACCTCAATATCGATTACAGCAACGGATACTTTTTCGTAATCATAATCGACCATACCATTATGTTGGTCGGCAATAAAAGCATATTCGAATCTAGTTTGACCACAAATTCTAGGTGCACCAGAAACACCTTCAAATTGTTTGATGTAATCTCTTGCCGCTTTTACAGATGCAAATTTTTTCTCATCAAGATAATCACCTTCTAGTGAGGTGTAGTTTGTTATTTTTTTGGAAGGTATAAAAAGTGAAGGACAATAATTGATTTTATCCTTCACTCTTTTACCATTTTGAATGCCTCGATATAATATGTTGTTACCGAAACATTGAACATTTGTATAAAAATTACTCAAATTTAACCTGTAATGATTTGTTGTTTTGCTACCACAATACCAGAACCAAAAACGCTGTTATAATTATTAACAAAGTCATCTGCTGGAACATAGGAGTATACTACATTCTTCTTAGCAATGGCAAGCGTAGTACCTTTCTTTTGTTCGGCATGTAATGGGAAAGGTGCAAAACCGACATTGGGTTGACCAGTCTTAGGATCACGCACAATGGCAATACCAACGGGGTTTTCAAGTACAAATTCGGTTTCTGATTCCGATTCAATTTCACCAAGAATTTCTTCTCCGGTAACGAGTTTCATAGCTAATATCTTCATTTGGTTATCTCCACGTTATAAATAAGTATGTAGTTGATGTGATTATACATTATTCTCTCTCACCTGTCAATCTGACATTTGGTATTCTTTTATTATCCCCAATTAACAAAACTAACAGAGGATGGTAAGGGTAAACCTTTATCAAAAATAAATGTTTAGAAGTAAAGTAATTGCAATTATAACATCAATGTTATTAATAGGCAACGTATTTGCACAACCTATCGTAACAGATTCCACATCTAGAAGCACCACAGATTCAACATCAAATAGTACCACTACCGTTAAATCTCCACCACCAACAGCCGTAGCACCAGCAATCACAGTCATTAATTCTGATGTTTGTGCGGTTGGATATTCTGGTGCAGCTCAAACACAAATTCTAGGTATCGCCTTTGGTGGTTCAGTCACCGATAAAAATTGTGAAAGATTAAAACTTGCTCGTGCTACATATGACATGGGTATGAAAGTGGCAGCAGTATCAATTATGTGCCAAGATGAACGTGTATTTACTGCTATGATGAATGCTGGTACTCCATGTCCAGTTGATGGTAAAATTGGTGAACAAGCTAAGAAAATTTGGGAAGAAAATCCAGACCGAGTTCCACAAAAAATAAAGAGTAAAGATTAATGAGATTTTGGGGATTAATTTTTGTAGTTTTAGCCTTGGTGGCTTTTACACCAAGAGCTAAAGCACAAACAGAACCACCATTAGTTTCTCCAAATTTAATTGGTGATGGGTATAGCCCTATAACAGGAACAACTCCATACACAGGAACTGGTTACGGTTATTCTGGTGGTTCAACACCCGGTTATAACGCTAGCACCAATACCATATATTTTGGTTATATGCAATCTACTGTTGCATACACTTACGCATTTAGTCAAGCATTACAGAATAGTGGTATGAACATTCTTGGTTACAATTACTCATGGAATTATTTGAATCAAGGTGATTCATCAGGAAATCTTTCAGCAACCGTAAATTTTGTTGGACTTGGTGGAAATTCATTACATTCAAAGTATTGGACACTTGGACCAACAACTAATTGGACAAATGTTAGTGGAACAGAAACTTTTCCAAATAATGGTTTAGCAGCATTAAACATTGCCAATTTCTCTTTAAGCTTTAATGGTAAAGATTCTCGTTTTTGGGCAGGATATTATGGACCACAAGTTAAAGATCCATCTTTATCATTAAACTATACATTTGACCAATGTTCGTCTAACCCATTATCAAGTCCAACTTGTCCAGGTTATGCAGCTGCTTATTTGAACCAACAATGCACAGCAAATCCACTATACAACTCTGCTTGTCCAGGTTATGCTGCAGCATATCATATTCAACAATGCACAATTAATCCATTAACAGACCCAACTTGTCCAGGCTATGCGGCCGCTTATCTAACATACCAATGTTCTATCAATCCATTGTATAGCACAACTTGTGCTGGATACGCAGAGGCTTATAAAGCTCAACAATGTTTATTGGATGGATTATATGATAGAACTTGCACTAATTATGCAGAAGCATATGCTAAGAAAAACATAATAAGTACCAATACCACTTCTACAACAAAAACTACAACCCCAACAACATCAACAGTATCCAAAACAGAAGCCTCTACTACAATATCATCTGATGGTGCAGTAAAAACTGAAGTTTCAAAGACAGGTGATTCTAATGTTGATAAAGCAATTGCTACACCAACATCAACAACTAATACTGCTGCAGCACCATCCGCACCGGTTCAATTAGCACCGCCACCAGCTGCCGTTGCTGAAAGAAGGCAAGAACAGAAACAAGAAGATAGAAAAGCAGAAAACAAACCAGAAGGTGGTCAATCTACCCAAGGTGGCCAACAAGGTGGTCAACAAGAACAAAAGTCCGACCAACCTAAAACTGCACGACAAGAATTACAAGAGCGCAGACAGGAAGCTGCCAAAGCCAAAGCAGTAGAGCAAGGCAAAGACCTTGCAAACAATATGGGCAAAGCTACTGATATGGAACAACAGAAACAGATACAGAATGTGGTTATACAAGCAATGGGATTCACACCAGGTTTTGATGCTTATAAAGTAATGATGCCTGATGTTGCTGGATATAAACCATATTCAATTTATGGAAATCAAAGAACTGTGGACAATCGGTCAGCGAGAAGATTATTTGGTGGTACAGACCAATTACATAATGAGATGATTAACTCACAATACAAATAGGAAAATAAAATGCCAGAAGAAATAAAAGATGTAAATAAAAAAATTGACGAAGCCGAAGCCGCTGTTAAAAAGTATGCCAGTAAAGATACTGTTATTAGTATTGGTGGTTATGAATTCACTCCAGCAAAATTAATGGTAGCGTTTACAATTGTATCATCTACACTTGGTGCCTTGTATGGTGCATTTGAGGTATACAAATCATACCAAGATATGAAGATGAAAATTGAAAAGTATGTGGCGCCAGATTTATCTGAATTTGATAAGCGTTTGATAGTGGTAGAAGAAACATCGGCCAAAACCAATGATTATACCCGTGATATTAAGAATGATATTAAAACTGATATTCGTAAACTGGAAAAGATTGTTGAGCAAGTTGAACGGGACAATAAACAATTATCCCGTGAGGTTGACCAAGATATTCGTGTTTTACGAAAAGAGATTGATAGTAAGATTCAGAAAGCTTTGGATAACCCATTAGCCAAGTGAAATGATAATAGAAATTCCATCTATTTGTCAAGTAAGAAAGTGTGAGCGACCAGCTCAAGTATATTCTGCTAAAACTATGAATAGTAATGGTAAAAATCAATATTTGAAAACCTGTTGTCGCCACACTTTTAAAGATTTAAAACTAAAATGATATACATTCATCCAATAGATTTATATGTATATTGTTTTTTATCTTTATATTTTTTACCCTATAGATTGGCTTCTAGACTTTAATTCTTGTTCATATTCTATTCGATGAAATTCATCATCTTCATTTTTTGAATCTTGTTCTTGAACAGGATCTTTTTCCGGTTTTTCTAATTCTTTTGGTTGTGTCATCTGCCTCTACCTGCCTTACGCATTACAGTCATTTTGGGTGCAAAGCTTGATTTTGCTTTGGGCTTTGGTGCCACTTGTTTGAGATTGCGAACTCTTTTTAATTGTTCTTCACGAAATTTTTTATCAACATCACTCATGTAATCTCCTTGTTGGTTGCGGGGGAAGGAATCGAACCTACGGCCCCTGGATTATGAGTCCAATGCTCTACCTCTGAGCTACCCCGCTATAATATATATCTCAAAAACAAAAATCAAAATTTAAAACTTGGAAATCGCCGGAATTTTTTCGGTGGCTCCGGCGACTCCAGACTTTTTAGTTAAACTTGGTGCCAAAGTTCATCATAGTATTCGTCTTTGCCACAGCCACACTCTGGACACAAGAAGTCATCTGGTAATTCTTCCCATTTACCTTCGGTCTTTTCATCGTGTTTATGGCCACAAACAATACAGATATGCGTTATTTCTGCTGTCATTATAGTGCCTCCAATACTTGTTTATAAGCATTTGCATGACGCTCTTCAACTTTCTTTAGAGCAGCAAAACGTTTTTCTGCCTTCTCTAATACATCCAGTTTTTGTTTAAATTGATTTGCGTGTTCTTTTGATTCGGCCATTTGTTCAACAAACTCGACCGTTGCTTGAGCATTCTTTTCTGACACAGCACTTTCATAGAAATTAGGATACATTGTGGTGAACTCATATGTTTCACCTTCAATGGCTTTCTCTAAGCACTCTTTTGTAGATGGTTTACCAATGAGTAATTCTAAATGGCTCCATGCATGAAGTAATTCTTGTTCTGCTGTATGTTCAAAATGTTTTGCTACTTCTTCATGGCCATTTTGACGTGCAACTTTGGCAAAGTAACGATATTTGATATGTGCCTGACTTTCACCAGCCAAGGCGCTTTCTAAATTCTTAATAGTGATTGACATGATTTCTCCATAGTTAAAAACTTATATATCACTCAAATCGATAAAAAATAGTTATTGCCTTTATGATATGTTTTAATAACTATTATCAAAAAAATTAATGGTGCCCTCACCATGATTCGAACACGGGACCTACTGATTACAAATCAGTTGCTCTACCGACTGAGCTATAAGGGCTCGGTAAACACCACAAAAGGTTTGTAACCCGGTCTTGAAGTTAATTCTTTAATACGTTTTTGAATTTTTGCTTTATCTTTTGGACGACTACTTTTTTCTAGCATGTCGTTTAACTGAGTAAGATTTAAAGGACCTAATCTTGGCTTACCATTTTTGGTCAACATAGGATTTTTCTTTTTTGTTTTTGAAACTGCCATGATATAGTCCTTAAAGAATTTGGAGCGGTGCCACTGCTATGCTCAGGTAATATAAGAGGGAATCTCATATCGTGCTATCACTCACCGCATAATTAAAATTGTAACATTATATAGGTCGATTGTCAATGGTTATTTGTGGTATACTTCTCCAAGCAATAGGTTCTGGCTTTAGTATATCGTCCGGATTACGAACATCCGAAAACACTTCCCATAACTTTTCTTTAATTGCAAATTTGGTAAATAATCCTGTTGATAAACCATATGCTTCTATTTCCCATGGTTCATCGTAATAATCCATATTTTCCGTATTGATTCTTTGGCCTCTCCAACGAGTGCCATATTCATTGGTTTCACCATAAACATATTGTTTGATGTGAACCATTTCATGAGCTAAAGTTTCTAAAATATCATGTGATCCAATTAATGGATTTATTTCTATTTCAAATTCTCTTGGTTTATTACTCTCATTATAATCAATAACTCCAGCATATCCTAAAGCATCCAATTCAGAATCAAATTTAATGCGAACAAATATATTGTCCAACATCTTAGGTGTCATCAATTGTTGAGCATAAAAAGTAGCCGCACGTTTTACGTATGGACGGAAACGTTTTTTATCTGGACATCCAATTATACTGAGCTGCATTTAAAACTCTCCTAGGATATTAATATTTAGGAGTAAAATCAATTTCACCAGGTGAAATCCTAACTATCACCAACTCCCATCATCAAACCATATTCGTATGGTTATAGGTAACAATTCAACAACTAAAGCATCTGTTTCCCATACCTCATTGGTCTTATTGTAAGAATAATTTAATCTCCAATGAAATGGATTCAATTTCAATGTAATATTACAACCTGAATACCGCAACCAATTCATCTTAATATTTCACCAATAGGTTCTGGAATGTTGAATTGACTACGAATATATTTGTCCTTTAACATTTCAGGAATTACAGTATGTGGTTCTTCTAAGAGAAAAGGACAAGGCCCATTCCATTTGTTTTCAGTTAAGAACATTTTAAATAATTCAATATCCCTTTTGTTTTTAGGATCAAATCTTCGTTTTTGATTATTTAATAACTGATGTTGAACTAAAAAACTCATTTCACATACTCCAAATTTTCTTTTCTCATATAGTGTACAACCTGGTATTCACCAGTAGGTACTTCTTTAACCACGGGAATAAAGGTAACATCTTCTATATCCTTAGTCTTCCAGTTGGAATAGGTATAATAGATGTCGGAGTTCGTTTTTGAACGAACCTTTTGTAGAATAGGATTTGATTTCACTTTTTTCATAATATGTACCATTATAACATAGAATAGGGGGTCTGTCAAGAGCCCCCTATATGTTTACCGACTTTTTGGATAATTCAACTGATCCCATTCCTCATCGGTTACGGGCCACCAGTTCATTATTCACTCTTTTCTTTAATGGCAATTCTCTTAATGGTATCTTGAGCCTGCACAAGGTTCTCTAACCATACACGCAACATACCATTCATCATTTCGGCTTGACCAATTTCAATCTTGTCAGCCAATGTAAATGAACGTGTGAAGTTACGGTTAGCGATTCCTTTAAAGAGGAAGTTTTCTTCTTCTTTAAGTTCATCTTCTTTTGCAGAGCCTTTAATGACCAATTTATTACCTTCAAGAGTTACTTCAATATCAGATTTGGCAAACCCAGCAACTGCCATTTCAATGACATACTTGTTTTTGCTTACTTGTTTGATATTGTATGGGGGATACGATGGTACATTCTTGGTTACATTTTTGGTAACTTCTTCAATGTCTTTGAAGAATTTATCGTAGCCAACTGTGAATGGATCCAGCGTTTTGTGAAAGTCAAATAGACTTGGTAATAGACTTGTAGTCATGTTTATGTGCTCCTTAGTTTAAGCGAGTTAATCAAAATTATAGGCCCCTGAGGCACCTACATCCATATTTATAACACAAAAGACCTATTTTGTCAATAGGCCCCTGGTTTCTTACCAATATTATACTTGGGTACCAAGTCCCAATCATCCTTTTCTTTATGGGAAAGTATCTTAATTTGTGATAGGAAGATGGGTGGAGGGTTCTCTGCCTGCTTTCTATTCACAATTTTTACCAAACCCCAATCTTCTAGGAGTTGCGCTATGGCGTTCCTACGAGATAAATCATTCTCAGATAGGTCTGTAGGTTTGCCATCCAATGCAAAAAGTTCTTTGAAGTGGACGATATAATACTTGCCTTGTTTATGTAGAATATGGCAAGATTGGTATAATATTCTATCTTTTTTGGAAGCCACACCGATGCGTGTTAGGGTTTCACGTACTTTTAAAAAATCATCCTTTTCACCGAGTGTAACTTCAACTAAATCTATAATTGAAATCATGACTTGTTCATTCCGCCTTTATTTGTTTTAGCTTTTATTTCAGCGATTTGTTCATCATTTAGAATACGCAAGGCTTCTTTGGCTTTCTCGTTGGAGTATCCAAAATACTGTTTGACACATTCTATATCTTTATCGACCTCTGATTTCTGCCACGGTTGGAATTTCCGTTTCATTGGTCTTATAGTATTTAGAAGATATGAATATTGCATGTCCACATCTATCTCTGGATGCAGATTCATCTCATTGACATATAGAACACAATCCATGTGGTACGATAAAGCACGATTGACAATAAAAGGCTTGTATTCTTTAAAATCTATCTCATCACGGAATACAGACTTTTTAGTTTGTAGAATCGATGGTAATATCTCTTTAAATAAATCTGGCATATCAATACATTGTCGAAAGTAATTGTTGTAATTCTTTTGCTTTTTCATCAGGCATTTTATGCACAGGCAACAAAGCATCTTGTTTAATAGGAATAATAATTCGTTCTTTTCCCCAACGGTCTTTCCATGGGTAATAATTCATTTCGTTTGGCACAGCTCTGTAAATCCATCCGTCAGAGAAATGTGGCCATGTTGGATGTGGCACAGAAACAAAATATAAAACATGAGCAGAGGTACATTTCTTTACTTGATTTGGTAAAAAAGTAAACGCATTCATCTTAACAAATGGAGCTTGTGTTTTTACTTCTACTCTATATTTACCATCAACTAAAATATCTTTTTCGGAATCGTATTTGTTTTCCAAATACATATCACGAATTTGTAATTCAAGGCCTAAAGATTTTAACATATCAATTACGACAAGTTCACCTTCACGGCCTAAGGCCAATATGTTTGTGTGATTAGTCATTTTTATATTTCTCTAAGAGTTCAGTAGAATATTGAGGAATATCTATCACACCTTTTTCTTGGCGCTTAGCCAATTCTAATTCATATACACGATTTCTTAAATCAGAAGTGCTGTATGTGTGCTGACGCTTGTGATAGAATAGTTCAATACCATTTGTCATACAGTATTGTTTTCCTGTAAAATCACGATTTAAATATTCTTCACTTAAAAAACGAATGTCCATGGTCTGTGTCATAATTAAATTTAATAACTCAGATTCGGTATCATACAATAGAATCTCATCAACATATTTACAAGCTTGCACTTGAGCATATCTTTCGTAGATAGATTGTACTGGCTTATTTTTTAGACCTGGTCTGTCAATGGTGGGGTCAACTTGAAGTGCAACCTTTAAATAGTCACACATTTCTTTTTCCATTTTTAACATGGTAACATGACCAGCGTGAAACAAATCAAAACAAGAACAATTAAATCCTATTTTCATTTGAACTCACAATCTACCATAATTTCGGTCAAACAGGCAATCATATTGATTTCGTGGTCGGCCACAAAGGCAGATTGATACTGATACTTGGCCAGTATAAGGACTAGTTGCGGAACCGAACTAGGTGTAAGAACATCATATAATGAATCATAAATCTTACGATAAATTTTTGTTGGATCATTATCTAGATTAGCAGTAACCCATTTGCGGGTAGATGCAAAGTCTTTATCTTTTAAAGATGAAATTAGTGACTCAAATTGTATATCACTAATATTAGAAAGGATGCCAGTATCAATGGTGCCAGATACCGAGTATCGTTGCAATTCGTTAAGAATTCTACGATGGTCTGGGAAGTGTTTTGTGATAACTGCCGCCACGACATCTTTTGAATATTTGATGTTTTCTTGCTCAAGAATATTTTCAACTCTTTTAAAGAACTGTGACGCCAACTTTGGTTTAGAACCGTTGATTTTAAAATCGATGACAGAGCAACGAGAGTGGATCGGATCGATGATTCTGTTTTTGAAATTGCAGGTGAAAATGAAGGAACAGTTTGAGGCAAATTCTTCAATGGCTCCCCGTAAAGCTGGTTGAGTTGAATTAGGATTGAGATAATCAGCCTCATCAATGATGACAACTTTTCTGCCACCAGCCAAAGAAACTGAAGAAGCATAGTTTTTAATTTTGTTACGGAGAACATCAATGCCAGACTCATCAGAGCCATTGATGACAATATAATCGCAACCAACCTCATTACACAATGCTTTAGCAACTGTTGTTTTTCCAACACCTGCCGTACCAGATAAAAGAAGATTTGGTATTTCTTTTCTCTTAACGAACTCCTGAAAAGTTTCCTTGAGCGCATCCGGAAGAATACAATCTTCAATTGTTTTTGGCCGATACTTCTCGACCCATAATAAATGTTCCATTCAAAACTCCCATAATATAATTTACAGCAATACTACTCAACAGCGTTTAGACGGCCTACTGTTTCAAGATAATCTTCATCTACTGCAATGTTACCATTTATAATACTAATAACTGTTTTACCTTTTTGTTCACCTTCTGTGGCCGTAAAAACAGCCACAACGTGTTTAGGATTAATTGCAATACTTGATTTTGAAATTGCTTCAGTAAAGTGTAACATCATTACTATTCTCCAATCTTGGTTTCTTTTGCTTCAAAGGCAATCCAATACTGAATGTCATCTTTGGTGTTTTTAAAGTGACCAATTCCTTTGAATGAAATTTTCACATCATAACTGCCAGAAATTAGTTTAATGTTTTCTGTTTTAAATACGATGCTGTATTTCGAACCATTGCCAGTACCAACTTCAATTGTGTTTGTGTGTGCGGCATTGTTACTTGCATCAAAAGTGACGATTTCAATTTTCTCACCGTCAGATTTAACAGCAATATGTGGTGAAGAAACAACGGCTGCCGATTTCATTAGAGAATCTAAGTCCTCTGCCGTTAAAGTAAATTCACAATCGATAGAAGGCAGAGTGATTTCTTTTTCCGGTGGTGTTACAATCATTTCTTTAGCAGTCATTCTGTAATTGCCAGAGCGCTTACCTACTTTGAAAATAACATCTGATTCTGTAAAATCGATTTCAGAATCTTTATACAGGCTATGAATTGATAAGAACTCATTCAAATCATAGATACAGAATTCTTTTGGAAATTCATCTTTAAGATTGGCTTGTGCCAAAACAGTTTTACCAGAAGATACTGTGGTAAGTTTGGTGCCTTTTTTGAATTGAATACCTTGATTGATAGAAGAAAAGTTCTTCAATACGGTAAGGGTTTCATTTGATAGTTTCATTCACTTCTCCATTATTTAAAAAATCTATTGTATCATGTTCATACAAAAACATCAAGCAGCACAGCGCATGTGCCAAGTGATTCTTACCAGTTTCTTGGTCATTTTGTTCACCACATTTCCAAGCCCAAAGATGCCGTTGTGCCGCATCAAAGTACCTACGCTTTGAATCAGGAACCCATTTCCAATTATCTGGTTCATACTTCTCTGCACCAAAGGTAAGAATCTCTACTGTTGCCTTTAGTGCATTAGGTGGAATTAAACCATACTGCAATTTACCACCATCAAACTTACGACCACCTGTTGTGGCCGTTTGTGAAGCTTTAACAATTTCTTTTGTTAAATTACTTCTTTTCATTACATTTCTCCTACGAAATTCGCCACAGCTGGCATATCTCCTTGGAAATGATAAGTGCCAATGTGTGATGTTTTCATCCAAGGACACAAATGAATTTTTCCACCAATCTTACGCCACATTTGGCAGAACATATAATCTTCTGATAGATAACGGTCAGAACCACCACCAGTAATACTATCTTTAGTATCAATGACTGTATCAAAGTAAGCATGAATATAACGTGATCCGTCAAA